TGTTTCAGCTGAAGACAGCGTTGTTGGTATTGAAAAATCAATCCTTGACAAACTGGGAAAAAATGAGGTAAAGTTTGAATCTGATGGATTTACTACTAAACGTGGTAAATGGATAACCTATGAGGAGGTTACAGATGACCGAAGACCTATACAATACAAAGAGGTCCTTGGAACTAGAGTGGCAGCAGGAGCACCTGAAGTCAGGGAAAGTCAATCTTAAGATGATTGAAATTAACCGAGAAATTCAGGATGTTATAAAACAAATTATTGCTCGAGAGTTTGAAGAAGATACGCGTCATTCTAAAATAAACGAGGCCAAGGCCGAAGTATCGATAGCCACTTAAGCGCTATCACCAAAATCAACTTTTCACCACAGGATACCTTGCGCTCTACGCAAAAGTAAGCTATAAAAAAAGTAGTATACAATTAAACACAGAACGTAAACGAGTATACTCGACGGCCTAGAGATTACGTTCATTAACTAGGAGGATTATAATTATGGCAAATACATCGTTTAATGGTCCGGTGCGATCCGAAAATGGATTTCAACAGATCAATAAAGCTGCTAGCACAGGAGTTATAACTAAAAGGTTTGTAGGAATGAAACCAGACCTTACAAGTTTAACTGCTACTGCGGTGGCAACGTCAGGTACATTAACTTATGCAGCTAATGTAATTACGGTTAATGACTACACAGGAGCAGCTGCTCAAGCGGTAACATTACCAGCAGCAACTTCAGGAACTATAGTAGTTCACCTTCAATCAAAAGATGTAGCTCACTCATCAGTGGCTACGCTTAGCTTTGATTGTGCAGGTAGTGATGTTTTCAGAACTGGTTCAAAAATTGAAACTACTTCTGGCGCAGAAGTCACTCTTGATACATCTATCGCGAATGAAACGAAAATGACTTATACACCTGTCAATGCAGCGACGAATATAGTAACAACTGGTTGTTATATATATTTTACATGCTTTGAAGATGGTATTTGGAATATCGCTTCTGACTTGGCTAAATATACAACGGCTACTGCAGGAACTTTCCTGTTTGAAGCGTAATAGATAAAATAATGTGAGCTCCTTCGGGAGCTCACGACTAAGGAGAAAAAAATTATGGCAAATGTATCAGCGGTAAAAGCGAAATTTTTTGAACCGCAAGGTGTTGATGATAATTTAGTGTCTACAACAGGTACAGCGGCAACTTTAGTTATAGCTGACGGAGGACCTTATGGAAATCTTACAGAAACAATAACTATTAAATCTGCTGCTGGTAATAATAGTGGAAATACTTTCACGATTACAGGAACTGATGGTAATGGAGATGCTCAAACAGAGGATGTTACAGGACCTACGGCAGGCGCTACAGTAAATTCTGCAAATAAATATTTGACGGTTACTAGTATTGTTTCTGATGGAGCTATTGTAACTGATATTCAAGCAGGAATATTGGGCACAGGAGCACTTACTGGAACTGTATTCGCAGGAAGAACGAGAATCAGAGGATTAACAGGTACAAGTAAAGCTTCTGCTGGAAATATAGTTTTTAAAAATACTTCAATAACAGGAACTAGTTTATTAACGATTCCTTTAACAGGCGCAGTATCTTCTATAGATCCTTATGTTCCTGATAATGGGGTACTGTTTGATGCGGGTGCATACGTAAATATAACTGCAGCTGACGTCACAGGCGTTACAGTATACTATGACGGGTAGGGTTACATGGCTAACACTACTTCTCACTCATATACTTTCGATAAAACTCTTCCTATAGAAGAAGTTATCGAAGAGGCTTACGAAAGAATTGGACTTCAAAACGTTTCAGGTTATCAATTAAAAACAGCTCAACGATCTTTAAATATTCTCCTTTCTGAATGGGGAAATAGAGGACTTCATTATTGGGAAGTCGCTAATCAAGGAATTACTTTAGTTGAAAATCAAAATGTTTATACAATGTATAGATCTCCTCAAGATGGGGCATCGAACGGATTAACTACAACTTTATCTGGAGGCATTAATGCTGCCGTCACAGATATTCCTTTAACAGAAGTTAAAGATATGCCTGGCGCAAGTCAGGGTGGCGGAACCATTACTGTAGGATCGGAAGCGATTAGATATACCGGAAAATCTGCTGCTACAGGAGCAGCGAATCTTACCGGCGCTATTCGTGGATCTAATGGTACGACGGCTGCTACTCACTCAACTTCCGATGCAGTTACTCAACATGCAACGGGTATCGAGAGTGTATTAGAATGTAATTATAGAATTACTTCAACAAGCGTAGATTCTCCGATGACAGAAGTAAGTCGATCTCAATACCAGGGTTATTCTAATAAAACGGCTACAGGAATTCCTACTTCTTATTTTGTCCAAAGATTTATTGATAGAACAACTATAACTATTTATTTAACCCCTAACGCAGGAGTAGATGGTAATAAATTAAATTTTTATTATGCAAGAAGAATTCAAGATGCAGGAGCTTACACTAATGCAATTAATGTTCCTTATCGATTTGTACCGTGTATGGCTGCAGGATTAGCCTATTATTTATCGCAAAAAAATATGCCCCAACGCTCACAAGAATTAAAACTTTTTTATGAGGATGAATTGGCACGAGCAGTCCAAGAAGACGCTGATATTACGAGCACTTACATTGCTCCTAAAGTCTATTATCCTGATACGGCAACTTAATTATGACTACATTTGCTTCAGGTAAACATGCTTTAGCGATATCTGATAGATCGGGCATGGCCTTTCCTTATAATGAAATGGTGAGAGAATGGAATGGTGCATGGGTTCATTTTTCAGAATATGAACCTAAACAACCTCAATTAAATCCTAAACCTACAAGTGCGGATCCTCAAGGCTTGCTAAGAGCTCGACCCGCGAGAACAGAATTTGCCACAGAAGATTTATTACCTAATGATCCTTTTACAACTGCAGGCACAACGACCTTAACTTTTTCATTTCCATTTGGAGGATTACAAGTTAATGATCAAGTAAGATTCACTTCAGTAAAAAGACCGGTGGGAGGAGTATCTTTATCTCAACTTGAAATGAATACTACTTTAAATGGAGATATTAGTGCAACTGCAACTACTATTACTTTAACCGATGCTTCTAATTTTCCAACAAGCGGTTATATTGTAATTAGAAGAACTGAACCTGACACAACTTTAATAACTTATGGTGAATTTCAAAATGAGACTATTAACTATACTGGTAAATCTAGTAATGATTTAACCGGATGTACTCGAGGAACAACAGCTCCATATAGAGGGATTACTCCATCCAATACGACTGCCCGAACCCATAGTAGTGGAGCTCAAGTTTTTGGTTCCCATAAAGTTGTATCACGAATACCTACTACCATGAAACAAGCAGGCGAACCATCAACTGTAACGCAGTATAATAGCTTTACATTGACATTACCTAATAGTGCATCTACAACTGAAACTGGAGGAGGGTTTAATTGTGTTATTGGACCTATCAATCAAAGAAGAGGATAATGATTAAATTTTTAAAAAAATTGTGGAAAAAATTATTTAGTAAAAAAGAAGTAGTAATAGAACCTACTCCTCAACCAAAGCCACAGCATTGCAACACCCATAATCGATTTAAGAAAAGCTGTATGGCTTGTCAGGAGGTTGTTAAATAATGGCTGGATATACACTCTCGGCATTAGAAGCCGACATTAGAAGTTATACTGAAGTAGACTCAACTATATTCACTGGTGCTGTTCTAAGCAGATTTATAGAAAATGCAGAAAATAGAATCTTTTTAGACCTTCCCATGGATTCAAATCGTAAAATGGCACTAGCTACTCTAGTTCCTGATAATAATACTATTAATGTAGAAGCGGGAGCTTTTTTTGTGAGGGCGGTAGAAGTATTTGAGTCCACAACCGCTACCACAGGAATATCTCATTTTTTACAAAAAAAGGATATTACGTATTTAAGAGAATATGTATCCAAATTAACGGGTCCTAAGGGAGGGCAATCAGCTCAAGATGTAACCGGTTTTCCTAAGTATTATGCGATGTTTGGAGGG